TTTAAAGATTTTTTTGAAAAAAATTATGAGTTTAAAAGGTGGTTTTGTTACGAAGCTGCTACAGGAGAAACAAAATTTAGACCAGACAAATATGCAAATTCAAATTGGGTTGTAGAGTTTGATCCTGAAAATGGCACAAGTAATAATATCAATCCACTGTCTACGTCAGCAAACGTACCATCTTCTTACATGGAAAGCATATCAAAAAAAGCAAGTATTAGAATTTCACCTAAAACTGGATCAGGAAGTAAGGTAAGGAAAGATTTAACAGGAACAACTAGTGGTAGTTTAAGAATTGATATAAAAGATGAATTTCTTGATTTTAAATCATATCATAAAAATAACGAAGATACTTTTTATAATTTTATGGAAACATCATTACAAGAATTTACTAGTAATCTTTTATTAACCGAAGAGACATTGACTGAACTTAAAATTATAGGGGCGGTTAAACAGTGGTTTAAGGACGTATCTAATAAACTATTATTAAAGATAAAAGAATTAGCTAAGCGTGGTTTAAAATTTATTACGGAATTTTTTGAAGTTGTAATTGATAAGATTAGCACAACTGGTTTAGAATTGTTTGGATATTAACAGAGATGATATCATTTACACAACTAGACGAAGACAAAGGTGGTAAGAATTTACACCTAGAGCATCTGGAAGATGAAATTCTCAACTATGGAGTTGATGGTGGTAGAGCTGCAATCAACTTCCTACGTTCACTAAGAGATATGCTTGCTGGTAATGCTCGGTCTTCAATTAACATGACTGTCAAATGGGATGGTGCGCCTGCGATATTCGCTGGTATCGACCCAGAAGATGGTAAGTTTTTTGTTGCGAAGAAATCAGTATTTAATGTCAACCCTAAACTATACAAATCAAATAAAGAAATAGACGATGACCTATCAGGGACACTTAACGAAAAATTTAAAGTTGCATTAGCAGAGTTTTCAAAGCTTGGTATTAAAAATGTATTGCAGGGTGACCTTATGTTCACCAATGATGTGAACACAGATACCATTGATGGTGTTAATTACTATACTTTCCAACCTAATACTATTGTTTATGCTGCACCTGTTGATTCTGATCTTGGTAAGAGTATTAACAACGCAAAAGTTGGTATCGTTTGGCATACCACATACACAGGTAAAGCATTACAAGATATGAAAGCATCATTTGGTGCAGACATTAGAGGACTGAAAAACCTGTCTTCAGTTTGGATGGACGATGCAACTTATAAAGATGTATCAGGTAGTGCTACAATGAACTCAAAAGAAACAGCTGCGGTAACTGCTGCATTGTCTTCTACTGGTTCTACTTTCAAAAGAATTAACGCAACACAACTAAAGAAGTTTCTTAATCTACAGGAAAGTATGACAGGTGCAATCGCTGGTGCATCACTCAAGACATACAATAACAGCAAGGTTCGTGCGGGAGAGAAGATTACTAATCCCAAAGCACACGCAAAAGGATATGAAAAGTGGGTTGAGATGTCAATCCAGAAACAGATTGATAAAGCAAAGAGTGTTGCTGGTAAAGATAAATATACTAAAATACAGAAAGAATATGTACGAGAAGTAGGAAAACATACTAATAATTTGATACAAATCATTACATTTCAGAACTATTTGGTTGATGCAAAATCACAGATTGTAAATAAACTAAATAGTGTAAAGGGATTAACAAATACCTTTATTAAGACCGCAAATGGATTTAAAGTAACTAACCCAGAGGGTTATGTTGCTATTGATAGAGTCAGTGGTGGTGCTGTTAAACTAGTGGACAGAATGGAGTTCTCGTTTAACAACTTTAGCGCAATTAAGAGCTGGGATAAATGAAAAATTTTAGAGATATTGTAGAGGTTCGTGGGGATATAGCTGTATTTACCTTTGGTAGATTCAATCCACCGACTACGGGCCACGAAAAACTCATAGATGCACTTGCAAAACAACAATCTAATAACGCTGGTTCTGCGATGTATGTGTATCCATCACATTCGCAAAACGCTAAGAAAGACCCATTACCTCATGCACTAAAAATTGCATATATGAGGAAAATGTTTCCAAAATATAAAGGCAATATCACAGTAAGCAAATCAAGAACTGCTCTTGAAGCCGCAGTAGAGTTGCACAAAAAAAGACATCGTTCTATTGTAATGGTTGTTGGTTCTGATAGAGTCACAGAGTTTAATACTCTCCTCAATAAATATAATGGTGTAGATTCTAAACATGGTTTTTATAGTTTTGATGATATCAAAGTTGTGTCTGCTGGTGAACGCGACCCAGACGCAGAAGGTGTTTCGGGTATGTCTGCGTCTAAGATGCGAGCTGCAGCATCTTCTGGTGATTTCGATTCATTCAAAACTGGTGTTCCGTCTACCTTTAAAGATTCACTAAAACTCTATAACGATGTTCGTAAGAATATGGGCATTCGTGAAGAACGAGATATGGGTGAGATGACAGACTTTGAAACACTCAGAGATTTGTATCTTACCGGCAAACTTTGGAATGTGGGTGATATTGTAGAATCTCATGGTCACGAAGGTAAAGTTATTAACAAAGGTACAAACTATTTAACATTTGTATCAGAAGATGGTAAAGTGCATAAGACTTGGTTACACGATATAGTAGAACGAGACTATAAAAAAGAATACGCAAATTATCAAGGAACACCAGAACAGATTGCAAGACGCTCTTCAAGAAACAAAGCTCGTAGAATTATGGGTGACAAAGCAGTAGAGGGTAAAGATGTAGGACATAAAGACAATAATCCTCTAAACAATGACCCCTCTAATTTGAAAATGGAAGACCCATCAAAGAATCGTAGAGAACCAAGATTAAGAGAAGTAAAACAAGACAAAGAGATTAAAGATAAGAAAGGTACTCAACCCGCAAAGTATTATAGTGATATGGCAAAGTCTACTAAAGACAAACGTGCCGCACACTTCAACAAAAAGAAAGCAGGGCCAGCGCCCGGCGATGCATCAGCTAAAACTAAACTATCTACTCACACTAAAGACTTTAAGAAAATGTATGGTGAGGCCTCTATAGATGAAGTAAGAGCAAAACAAGCAGTCAATTCTCGTGGTAAGGTTCAGAAACTTGTAACTGCACATGGTCTTAAATTTAAAGGTAAAGTATATAAAGAAATAGACATGGAGTTGGTAAAAATTAACAACTCTACTGAAATAGTTACATTTAATATTATTCATCCAAAAGAAATCTTTGGTAATGAAGTTAAACTTCCATTTAAAACTATTAGAAGAGGCCCATTTATGGCAACCGATACTTCTAAAATAAATGAAGTTCTTGGTAAAGACGCAGACATGGGTGATTACATTGATGATTTCGAGAAGTCTGATTCTCCACAGTTTAAAGGTAAGTCTAAAGAAAAACGCAAAGAAATGGCAATCGCTGCATTTTTATCAAAGAATGAAGCAACCGACTATGGTATGATTCCTAAGAAAAATAAAAAAGGACACGAAGTACTTGGTACTGGAGGCCCTTTTGCTGCTGGTGAAGAACTGACCACAGAAGCAATAGAAGCTCTTACAAAGAAAGCTAAAAAAACTGGTATGTCATACAGCATTCTGAAGAAAGTATACGATAGAGGAATGGCTGCATGGAAGACAGGACATCGGCCCGGCACAACTCCACAACAATGGGCATTTGCAAGAGTTAACTCTTTTGCTACTAAGTCTGCGGGTACATGGGGCAAAGCAGATGCTGACCTTGCAAAACAAGTTCGTGGAGAATCAGTAGAAATATGCTGTGATGATTGTGTCACCGAAGAAAATCCTTGTTGGGATGGTTTTAAACAAGTTGGTATGAAAACAAAAGGTGGCAAACAAGTACCAAACTGTGTTCCAGAGGAAACAGAAATATCAGAAAAAACTTTAGGTAAGATGGTATTTGATGCAATTTACAAAATCTCTCACCCACAAGAATATGACGCAGTTGTTAAAAGATATGCAGAGTTAGTAAGGGATAATCCACAAAAAACTCACAGTAATGCTGCTGCAACTGCGGTTAAACAGTTTAAAACAAAGATAGATGCAAGAGCTTTAGTTGCATATATTAACAAATTAGTTGTTCAGAAGAAATTACCGAAAGAACTAGCCGCAAGTTTTAAAGTCAACCAATCAGAATCCCTAAATAGTTGGGGTGAAATAACAGAAACCGACAAGAATAGTGGTAAAGAACTTAATAATCCCACAAAAGGTGATGTTAAGAAATACAAAGTCTATGTTAAAAATGATAAAGGAAATGTGGTCAAGGTAGAATTTGGTGATCCAAATATGGAAATCAAACGAGATGACCCAGAAAGAAGAAAAGCATTCAGAGCTAGACACAATTGCGATCAGAAAAAAGATAAAACTACAGCAGGATATTGGTCTTGCAAGTTTTGGTCTGGCAAATCTGTAACCGATTTAATGAAGGGATAGGAATATGAGCACAGTTAGAATGTCAGAGTTATTGGAACAAGCGAGATCGTTTGATTCCAGTAAGTTAAAACCACAAACAACATCGTGGGCTCCTTTACAAGAAGGTGTCAACGAAGCAGTATCTCCTGAACAACAGGCTGCAATTGCAATCTCTAAGAAAAATAAATCTAAAAATAAAGACGAAGAAACTGAGATTGAGGAAAGCGGTCATACAGATGTTGCTTCTGCAATAACTAATGTTAAGGTTGCTATGTCAGCTCTTACAAAGATGTCTGGTGAACTTTCTAAGTTGAGTCCAGAAGATTCGCTTCCCTCATGGTGGACAAACAAAGTCGCAGTCGCAGTTGATAAACTAGACGGTATGGCAGACTACCTTGATGCGAAAGTAGAATCTGTTAAACTTGATGAGTTAGTGCCTACAAGTCGACACGTTGGCAAGAGTAAAAAGAATAAAGACATGTTCGCTGTGTTTGATACAAATGGCGAAGAAGTAAAACTATTTAAAGATGAAGATGATGCTAGAGAATATTCTCTTAAAAACCATGATAAGTTGATGGGTCATGATAAAAAACCATTTAAGAAAGAAGAAGTTGAACCTGATACTATGAATCCAAGAGATCATGTTGCTAAGAGTAAAAAGAACCCAGATATGTTCTGTGTGTTTGATACAAAAGGTAATGAAGTAAAACTATTTAAAGACAGAAAAGATGCTGAGGAATATGCAATTAAGAATCACGATTCATTAATGAGTGAAGAAGTCGAACTTGACGAAGCTAAGTCTTCTACTGGTTACGAACTATATCACAAATCATTCTCTGATGCAATGCAACACTCATATGCCTTTGCAAAGAAAAAGTTTGGTATCACTGTTGACCCTAAAGAAATTGATAGGGAAGTTGCATCTGGCCCTAAAAAACCATCTTCTGGTAAGACAAACTCTTATCGTTTAGTTGGAACAGATGGCAAGAAAGCAATCCAAGTTCAAGTTGCTAATCTTGATAATAAAAGATATGAACTTAACATGTATAAAGAAGAAGTAGATTTAGAAGAAGGAACTGAATTTGATACTATGAAATCTTATGCAAGTGGTATTTCAAGAATTTTAGGAACTCAAGGTATTGAAGTACCAATCAATGAACTCATTGATCCTGCTGATGTTGATGACGATGCATCATCAAAAGATGTAGCACTAGCTTCAAAGAATATTATTCTGCAACTTAAAAAGTCTGTTGATATGAATGGAAAGAAAGATGTAGAATTTGCAAGTGGAAAACAAAAAGTTCCAGCTGCAATCGCACAGAAAATATTAGATGTACACAGTAAAATGAAACCTCAAGATAAAATGAAGTTTCAAACAACAATCGCTAAGTCATATAAAGGCTTACTCAATGCTATAAAGGGGAAATAAAGATGGCATATTTTGATACAAAAACAGGTAGTCTTGAGGAAGCAATTAAGGCCGCAGTTGGTGGTAAACTTGATGAGGAAAGAACATACACAGTAGTTCATGCTACAAAAGGTAAAGAGGTCATTAAAGCAAAAACTTCATATGATGCTGCAAAAAAGTTTGCACAGATGAAAAGACTTAAAAGTACAGCTGGAGTTGATGCTTACCTTATGGAAGAAGTTGAACTTGATGAAGCATTCTCGCCAAAAGAAATTAAGATGGCAATCGGTATTGCATCAGATAAAAGATATGCTGGTGGTAATATGACAGGTGCTATGAGTGCAATTGAAAAAATTAAAAAAGGATTGTCTAAAGACCCTAAAGTTACAGCTGTTATAAGAAAACAGAATGAAGGTAATGATAAATTTAATCCACATGACGCAACTACTCTTAAAGATAGTGACGGCAAGAAGTTATACGACACTGGCATCAAAGAAGAAGCAGATGAGTTCAAACCTCACATGATGTATGACCCAAAAACTGGTAAAGGGTTTAAAGCAGACACTATGGCTGACCATCTAAGAATGAAGAAGATGGGATACGACCATGTTGCTCCTAAGAAAGAAGAAGTTCAAGAAGCATCTGGTGGAAAAGAAGAATATCAAAAGTTCTTTAATGCTACTATGAAAAAGTTTGGTGTTAAATCTCCATCAGAATTAAAGGGTGACGATAAGAAGAAATTCTACGATGCTATTGATGCTGGTTGGGAAGGTGACAACGAGAAGAAAGAATCTTTTGAAGCTGGTACACCAGAACGCACAAAACACACACTAGACACAACTCCGGGCCAGTCTGAGGAATTGTGGAATGAAACAGTTGGTGCAATGCAGAAGAAAAATTCATCTATGCGTGAAATCATGTCTAAGATGTGGGGTGTTGATGAAGGACACAACCCATTTAAGAAATTAGAAGATGCTAAGAAAGAAGAAAAAGATGCTAAGAAAGAAACTAAAACTATGACAGGCAAACCTATGACTAAAGTTGACATAGAACCTGATATGAAAGAAAAGAAAAATTAAATATTGACTTTATTTCTGATTAATGGTATAATAGCGGTAAGAAATGAGGAATTTTAATTAATGAAAAGTTTAAAGCAATTAACGGAAGTAAGTAAAGATGAATTGCCTCCGATTTACTGCGACATGGATCAAGTTTTATGCAACTTTATGAAAAGAGCCGATGAAGTTACTGGTGGATTTGTAAAGAGCAACAAAGAAGAAAAGTGGAAAGAAATTTCCAATACAAAAGATTTTTGGGCTGATTTAGATTGGATGTCTGGCGCTAAAAGAATGTATCAAATCATTATTAAATATGATGCACATATTCTTTCAGCTGCCTCTGGTAGGGACTCAAACTCTAAGCCTGGCAAAATGAAGTGGATCTCTAAAAACACTAAGTTTCCTAGAGGTAAAATACATTTGGTTAATCGTTCACAGAAACAGGCATATGCTATGACTGCTGGCAAACCAAATATTCTTATTGATGACTATATTAAAAATATCAGAGAATGGGAAGCAAAGGGTGGAATAGCAATACATCACACTAATGTTTCTAAAACAATTAACGAATTGAAACGATTGGGTTTCAAATAATTATAAATAGTAAGAAATATATTCTTATTGAATAAGGAGAAATAAAATGAGTCTATGGGGAACAACAACGGCCGCTGAAGACAAACCAAAGTTTCTGCCAGTCGATAGTAATGCTGGCGGTTCATCTGGAGCAAGAGAACACGCAATCGCAGTAGCTGGTGGTTGGGGATTAACTCCAGGCTTAGCCGCATCTGGAAACGATAATACTGCTGCAACACCAGAAGTTCTGGTTTGTGTCAAAAACATTGCCGCATTTATGGGTTCTGCTTCAATTATCGGTATTGATTGGACAGATCAAACAGTTGGAAATGTTGGAACATTTGACATAACAGTAACATTTGATGAAGCTGTAGATATTACATCAGCTACACGAACTGCAAACCAAACAATAACAAACAAAGCATACATTCTATTATCAAGACTTGGTAAAACTGACATGGTAGAAGATAGCACAATGGCTTGTCAGTACTTCTCTGGTACTGGTAGTAACCAACTTGTGTTTAGAGGTTTAGCTGCAACAAACGCAGCAGCTGGTTTCCTTGCCTTCAACGGAGAAGGTGTTGGTGATACAGGTGTTATTACAGGAATTAACTTTGACGGCACCGCAAACATGACAGAAGAAGATGGTGCATCTGCAATTGGTCTTAGATTAGAATCTGGAACCGCATCTGCTGGTTCTTCTGGTGGTAGTTTAATTGCAGACGGAAGTGCTTGTACATCTGTTACTGTTGCTGGTGCGATAACCGCATCAACCGCTTTTGTTATAGATGCTCTTTCTGGTGCAACACTTGTTGCTGGTATGGTTGTCACAGTTAATGGTGCTGGTGGATCTCCTGCTGCTTCAATTACTGATGCAGATGGAGAAACAGGTATTTCAACTGATAATACTCTGACGATTGCTACTGTTACTAACCAAACAACCTTTACAGTTAGTGAAGCAGTTACAATTGCAGACAATGTTGTTCTTCTTGCCTCCACAAATGGTGGTGAAGAAATCATCTCTGATTCACTTGACTTTACAGTTGGTGGGCCATTGTATGATACTCGTTCTGATGTTAAAACTATTACAAGAACTGGTGAAGACGATAGTGTTGCGCTCCAACTAGAAGTTGGAACCACAGACTTAGACGGAATAGGTGGTGGTCAAGGTACAGACTTTAAACTTGTACAAGAAACTGGCAATGCTGCTTCTCTTGGTACTGGCGATAACGCTACTAGAAACATAGAGGGTAAAACAACATTTACAGATCCATATGTTGTTGAAACTGCATTGAGTGATGCTGCTACATTCTTAGAATCTGGTACTTCAAGTGGTTCTGCAAATATCTTAAATGGTATTGATGTTGCTGCCGCTTAACGACAAATAGAATAACACGAGGGGTATTGATTTACCCCTCATTAAGAATTACGATGGGTCTTTAACTAGACTACTTGTGATGTGAGATAGGATTCGTCTGATTTCTCACAGTAGTATTCCCCAATAAAGGGGTTTAAATAAAGGAGAAGCCTAATGGCCGATTTAAAAATAACTGGATTAACTTCAATCGCAGCAGCTGCTGCAAGAGAAGATTTGCTCCATGTAATAGATGATCCATCTGGAACACCTATCAATAAGAAGGTAACTATTGCTGAAATGTACAACGCAATGGCTGCACCAGTAAAACTTGCTGCTGGAACTCAAGCATTGACTGAAGCAACTCATGCTAATAGAATGTTAATTGTACCAAACCAAACTGGTAGTTCAGTTTTGACATTACCTACACCAAAAATTGGAATGACTTTTAACTTTACCTATGGTGGTATTGCTGCTGATGTACAAAATACTGCAATATCTGCTGGAACTGATAATTCACTTTTCTTTCTGGGTGGTCTATACCATCTTGATATTGATGGGAACACAAGTGCCTCTGTATTTTCAGATAACGATTCAAATGAATTGATTACTCTAGTTACACCACAAAACTTTAGTATTCTTTGTACTGGAATCTCTGCAACTACATGGCAACTGTCTGGTTTTGTATGTTCTGCCACAGTACCAACAATCGCTGACTAATAAATCGAATTAAATAAAGGAGAAGCCTAATGGCTGATTTAAAAATAACCGCTATGACATCATTAGCAGCCGGAACTGCCAGAGAAGATGTTTTACACATAATTGATGATCCTACAGGAACACCAATCAACAAAAAAGTTACTGTTGGTGACATGGTAAATTCACTAGCCGCACCAGTAACACTTGCTGCCGGAGCAATAACAATAACTGAAGCACTACATTCTCATAGAATGTTAATTATACCAGATCAAACAGGAAATTCTGCTTACACATTACCAGTACCAAAAGCTGGTCTAGTTTTCAGATTTACTTATGGTGGTGCAGCTGCTGATGCTTCAGACACTTCAATAGCACCAGTAGGAGCTTCCGAGTTCTTTAGTGGTAGTCTTTTGTTTGCTGACACTGATGGTAACGCTTTATCAGTTGTTCCATCTGATAATTCAGCTGATGATTTGCTTACTATTATCAAACCACAGAATATAGATATTATATGTACTGGAGTATCAACTACTGAATGGCACTTGTCTGGTTTTGTTTCATCAATAACAGCACCAACCATTGCATAACTCAAATAAATAAAGGAGAAGCCTGATGGCCGACTTAAAATTAACCGCCTTAACATCTTTGGGGACTGCAGCTGCTAGAGAAGACTTGTTGCACCTTATTGATAATCCAAGCGGAACACCACTAAACAAAAAGGAATCACTTGGTGATTACTACAATGCTAATAATAGTGTTGTTGTGTTAACAAACGCTAACCAAAACTTGAATGAAGCAGATCATGCTCATAGAACTTTGACATTTGCAGATATTTCATCTGCTGATAA